GAGCGCAATATGATTTACGCCTATTAGCTGCTTTAGATCCCTTCTTTAACTTACTAGGTTTAGTAGTAACCGCAGTCTTTAGGTTACCACCAGTCCTTCTATTCTCAGCATCGACTCCTTTTTGTGTCATGCCGGCACCCTTATCGGTTGCACGAAAATGACCCTTTGAGTCTTTTTCTACGAAAGTCTTAAACCTATCCACCGAACTCGTGCCCCGCAACTCGTCTCATTTGCTTATTAAATTCAGTTTGATTTGGTTTAGATTTATATAATTTAATAGAAATCTCAGGACGTTCTTTACCTTTGATTCTCCATTTATAGCCATCAGCTTTATGATCGGCATCAGTAGTTTTCACAACTCTACGTTTATATCCTGCTTCCCAAGACTCTGATTTTTTTTCAGATATGAATTGCTTAAACTTTATCATGATCCCATTTTCTTTCTAAAATCAGCTAAGTCTTTATCTGCAGCCTTACGTCGTGCTGCAGCTTTCTTCGCATCAGCTTCACGATCGGCTTGTGTTCTACCACTAGCTTTATCCATTTGCTTTAGAATACGATCTCGTGCCGGACCTTCAGATACTTCGCTTTTCATATAATCTCTTACTGAATCAATATAATCGGTAGCCTTTGTTATTTTTGACTGTACCCATTCAGGAAGATTATCATTTTCACCTAACATATCATGTAGCTCTTGAGCAGCATCAATCATTGTTTTTAATTGACCTTTAACCATTCCACCTTCCTGATCATATTCGCCAGGATCTTTAGCTTCTTCCATAGTTCCAACTTGACTATGTTGATATATTTGTGCTAACAGCTCTCGTGTAGTTGTCATTACTGCCTTCCAAACAATCTGTTCTTGTCCATCTTATCCATAGCTTTAGATACACCTTTTACTCTTGCTTTAGCTTTATCAGTATCTCCAGCTCCGGCCTTTTTTGCAATATCGGCGCCAGCTTTACGTACGTATTGACCCATCTTATTATTAGAAAGTTCGCTCATGTTTTTGGTTTTAGTATCTTTTGTACGAGCTTTATCCATCATTCGATCATGCCTTTTGGCATCCATATCTTTTTCTCGATCAATTTTGTCTTTTGCAATATCTTGTGCCATACCTTCTCTTGCAGGTACTTTAGCTTTACCAGTTAATTTATTAACTGCAGTAGATGTACCCTTATTGCGATTAATAAATGTCTTAATACCTTTTTTAGCTTGATCTTTTCCTGCTTTAGAAATATCGCGATCGCCTGATCGTGAGTCAGTGTATCCACGCTCAGTACTCTTTGCAGCATCTGCTGTGCTTACTTGCGCTTTTTTGATATAGCGGCCTGCCATACCTTTTGAGATCTCAGCAAATGATTTAACACCTTCGTTTTGACGTTTTAGTACAGCTTTAACTTGAGGATGATCTGACAAACCTTTTGAAAGTTTATCAATTACCTTCGTTGCGCCTGTCATATTTCCGCCCTTGTATCTGGGATCAGATGCAATACCGACCGCCTGCTTGACGTGCTTAGGATCGTGGGCTTCATTCTTAGGTTTGTCATGCGTGTATCCCATTTTCTTCATACGAAGATGGTCGGCTTCTTTATCAGCTTTATAAGCCTTGCCTGTTTTAGGATCATACATCATATGAGGCTCAAATGTTTCTTTTTTAGGCATACGTGCTCCAAGATCAGTGGTTGATACACTTTTCTTTCCAGCTTCACGTTCTTTATCTTGGCGTTTCTTTGCCATTGCAGTAGCCTTTTGGACATCAGCAATTGTTAGCTCGTTAACATCTTCTTTACGTAAAGATCCACACTTAGATTGTTCTGAATAACATTGTGCATCTGTCAATGAAGCGTTTTCCATTTTGCATGAACAATCAGGATCTGGATTACCTCTTTCACATCCACACTTTTTGCAGTACATTGTGTTCTCGTAAGCTTCTTCCATATCGTCTTGACGTGGTTTAACTTTTGCAGCTTCTCTTGCAAGAGATGCCTTTAGCCATTCAAGAGTTTTTTCCTGCTTGATAACTTCTCTATCCATAGGCACCATACGTGTACCCTTTTTTCCATCAGGCTTTGTATAGATTTCAGGTTTTCTATCAGCGGTTTTGACGTTTTCTTTATAAATGTGTGGATGATCATCTTTTGCATGATCATGATCACCGCCATAATGAGTACCAAGAGCTTTCTTTACATTCTTTTGAGAACCGTGATATTTTAGTTCATCGCTGCCATGATAAGTTGTTTTAACGCCATGCTTCTTTTGCATGAGAGCTGAATGTGCTTTTTTCTCAGCATCATTACTAAGCATGTGCTGTGCACCGCTTGATGAAACGCCTGAGGCTTCACTTATTTCTTTAAATGTTTTCATTTTTAACCCCTAGTTATCTTTATGAATACGATCTGAACTTGAATGTGCACTTTTTGCAGCTGATTCATATCCATTATGATCTGGTCCATGTTTTTTTAATAAGCTTTTAGCGTGATCGTGATCTTCTTTTCCAAGGTGGTGTGCATTAGCAGCTTCTCTATGGTTATCAGCTTTGGTATTTAAACCCTTTTTCTCTGCAGCATTAGCTTTGTTTATATGAGATTGCATAGCTGTATCATGTTTTTTTATAGCAGCAGTATGACTAGACATAGCATCTTTTGTTCGTTGAACAGTTCTATATGGATCACCGTAAGGAGATTCATTTAGTTCCTGCCTTATTTGAATAAAAGATTTCATTATGCTAGGTCCTTATCATGGTTAAGCCCACCTTTTTTCTTTTTGACAATAAAAGCATTGACTCGTGCATGTCCCCACTGAGTTGGCGTGGTGCCAGGTCTGTGACCGGTTTTCCATGCAGCAACGCCACGATTAAATACTTTACGCAAAGTACCTGTAGAGATACCTGACTTTTTAGATTTATCGGCAAGTGAGCTACCTGCTTTATCTTCTGTGATATATTCTTTGAAGTTTATCATTTAATCCCCATACATCTGCTTAAACTTAGTAGTCCAAGTCGATTGTTTAGTTTTACCTTTATTCTTTTTATCACCTGGTGCTGGTTTATATGCACTAGAATCGTTATCTGCTTTTTTACCATGTTTCTTAAAGTGCCGATCTCTTGCTACCTTTGTAGCTTTCTTTAGGCCTTTATGATACGCTTTAGGCTGCGATCCTTCACGATCCTTAATGTCAGAATCTTGAGGTGTGCTCTCATTCTGTCCAGGTGTAGTCTTTTTCATATACTTTACTGATGCATCAGTTCCATAATCATACTTTGCTTCTTCTACAATCTTCTCAACAGCATCTAACCACTGTCTCGTAGTCTTATCAGAAGTTTCTACAATGACGTAGTTCGATCCGATGAGTGTGATTTTACCAACCTCAGATGTTTTCTTGACAATGACTTGTTCCCCGAGTTCAAAGAGCTCACCTTTAATAAAAGCTTCTCTAGTTTCTGATACGGTTTTAAGTTGAATATGTCTTTTAAATTCATTCTCTTCTTTTAACCCCATACCATTGCGTACAGCGTTGAACATCTTCTTCGCATCAGGGTTTGATATAGCTTTAGATAATCCTTGTGCAAATCCAGTAAAGTCGTTATTCTTTGCATAACCTCTTTGCTTTGTACCAGATGCGCCTTCTGCACCTTTTCCATCAGGATCTCTTTGTCCTGCACTAACAACTTTTATACCACCATCAAAGTTATAAAATCCATGAGTACCCTTTTTTCCGTTATATTTATTTAAACGCAAGTCATATTCTTTTACACGATCAGATCCTGCAACTAATATAACCTTTTTAAATCCTGCACTATACATTGCAGATAATGCATGAAAGGGCGTTACAACTTTTTTATCGATAATAATTGATCTTGCATGACGAGGAAACATCTTACGTGCATACTTTACTTTGTCAGAATACGTAAGAGGATTATCTTTTTGATCGTTTGACTGCGACAGATAGATACGATAAGGTGCTCGACCAGCTGTTGTGGCGAGCTTATCTAATAATTTACCATGTCCAATAGTAGGAGGATTCATTCGGCCAAAAACCAAATAACCTACTTTTTCCTCTTCTACTAAGTATTCACTAAAGCGATTTATCATTTTTGTCCGTGCGCCGCTCTTCTTACTGATGGTAAAAGCTTTTTTGCTATGCGATTTACTCTTGGTTTCATTTTAGTAATACGTTTTTCAAGCTCAGCCTTTTTAGCAGGAGTTAAATCTTTTCTTGACATACCTTTTGTCAACTTTTTATATATTTTATCTATTGCCTGCTTTTTCGCACGTTTCTTAATCCGCTCAGGATTAGCGACTCGGTTTTTCATACGATTTCGGGCAATTCTTAATTTGTTTTTATTTTTTCGCATATCGCGAGAACGCTTACGCCGCGCTGCCATTGACAACGCTTCGTCTGTAGATTCCTCATTGTCCTCATTAGCACGCTTCATGAGATCAGCGATCTTACCCATAGTTTTCTTATCTTTATTGGTAAGATCAGGCTTCTTTGTCATGGCTGTTTGGCCATCAGGAATCGTAGCTTCATACATATGCTTGCGACGTTTCATCGCACGGTACTTTAAGTACTCGTCTTCGCCTGCTTCAACAGGCACTATCATTAGTTCTTTAAAACTATACATTTACTTCCTCGTTGGTTTATCCCATCCCTTTAATATATCTTTGCTGAAGTTGTTGTACGAAAATTCCATTCGGTCAACAATCTTAACAGCATCACCACCAAGTTTATCAATTGCAACGTAACCTTCTTCTCCAGTTACCTTGTATCCATTATGAGTCTTTACGAAGGTCTTCACCTTCGCTAACTTATTAAGTATATTTATAAGTTTTAATTTTGCCAAAACTATAACTTTTTGCAGTTCGAACATCTGTTCTAAACTTTTTTTGTTTTGTATACTAAAGAATGACAATATTGTATCTAATTTTTGCTGCTGTGCACCTTTACCTTTTTCGGTTTTGCGTTTATCTATTTCTTTTTTGTATCTTTCTGAGATGAAACGAATGAGCCCAGATACATGTCCTCTTGTATTTCCAATGACTGCGCCTGCTCTGACAAAGGAATTGTTATAGGTTTCAATGAGCCTTTGTAACTCTTCCTGTCCCTCGAGCGCCCTGAGAGTCGTTCCTGAGATTTTATTAAAGATTTTACCAGCTTGTGAAAGATATTCATTGACTTCCTCCGTATCACGTTTACTCATGGTTATATTGGTTAAATCTCTAAGCATTGCATCTTGCGACCACACGCCTTTAGATTTTTTTAGTTTAGAAACATTTACACCATATGAAGCTCTCATAGTTTCAAATGTTTTACCAGTGTATGTAGTATGCCAAACAATTCCTATTTTAGATTTCTTAATCTCTGCAGCTGCAGTTGAATTACTTGGCACTGCATAGACTATAGTATTAGGATGAAATGTAACATAAGAGTCACCAGCAATCTTTTTAGTTTTTATATCTCCTGGTCCATATAAGAAATCGCCTTGCACGACGCCTTTGATACCCAAGGCAGGGAGTTCTGACAAAGCGGTTTTAAGCTTATCAGCAAGATCACCGCTAGTATCAGCATCAACATCAGCAGGAGTTTTATAGACTTTGGGATTCTTATTAAAGATTCCTTTTTTTGCCACGAAGAATCTTCCATCACCAGGATCAATACCAGCAAATATAGCAGGGGCACCATCCCATTTAACAGATACGTTTCCATCGTGTTCACCTTTCAACATATCTCGTAAAGATCGTAAGGCCATAATAGCATCTCGTGTTCCCTTAACACCACCGTATATAACTTTATCTTCGATATGAGTCATATGCGTATTTTTATTTTCTGTTATATGTGTTTTAAAATTTTCCATATGCCTATTATACCACGATTCTTTTTAAATGTACACAGTTATTCTAATTTTGTTGCGACTAAATGCACTCTATTTTCCTCACCACCATTAAAGAAGTTATGATATACAGTATTATCTGTAATGTAAACTGTACCATCTGCACGCATATAATATGCACGATCTTCAATAATCATTCTACAACCTTTGTTGGTGTAAAGTGGAATATGGATTCTCCGCTCTGGATCTCTATGCCAAGACAGACACGATCTGGGGGGTTTCATCAAGAACCTGAGTCTACCAATATTCCACTTTAAACTTAATAAACTAAATACTTCTTCAGTATATGTGTCCTTAAATTCCGGACAAATTTCAGTGTATGCAGCTTCATCTACGTATGGCAGACGTTCTTCTTCTTCATTTTTGTCAGTTGGATAAGTCCAATACTTACCTCTGACATTACCACCAGTGACCGAGTTAGGATCTCCTGGTATTCTATTGACACATACTGCATTAAAATCAACGTTGCGTGCGTCATCTGTTACATGTTCATGTTCTTTTGTAAATCTGATATAATCCATATATAAACGATCAACATCAATATTCATATCATGTTCTTCGATAGGATCGTATCCACTTATCCACTGCATTATATTATCCTCTATGCTGATGCCTTTGTGTAGGCGGACGAATCGTTTGTTTTAGCTCCCATAACGTTTACTATTTCTGATGTAAAGTTATTTCGTTGGCTTGTGTTTGCTTTCATAAGTGCTGCACCAAGATGTGCAGCTCCCAATAATGGGTGTATAAAATGTGCTTGACCTTTCTTAGATGATAGACCATCCTCAAATGTTGCTCTATCAACTTCAGGGTTTACTTCTTTTACTAAATTATAAAAATTATCTTTATTACTTTTTGAAGGATTTGGAGCTGCTAATATTCTTGCCTGACTTACAAGTTCTTTATTTGTAGGCATTGTCTTGTTTAAATGTACCGCAGCCGAATATACTATTTGCGCATATCCAGTTCTACCACCTCGAGCTCCCTTACCTTGTAGTTCCATATTTAAAGCACCAAAAGAGTTTGGTGCACGTATATCTGCTTTACTTATTGTATCAAAGAAAAACATTCCATTTTTAGATGAGAATACGCCTTTACCCGCAGCAGTTTCTAATGTAACTTTTGTAAACCTATGTTTATCCAAAGCTTTTTCTTCTACATTATAATCAGTGAGTTTAACAGTTTCTCGGTCTTTTACTTTTTTAAGAGAGATTCCCATCACGTTTCTATTCATAAAATTATCAACAATAAATTCATTTAGTTCTCCAAATGTTTTTATCTTATTTAATTTAACAGATAGTGTAGCTTGATCTTTCATAGCCCATATATCACCTGGATTCCATTTATCGTGATTAATAGCAGGCAAACCTTCAGCTTTACGTAATTTATTTTTTAATGCATACAACGAATCCATCTTTTTGTCACCACGATGCAATGTATGTTTTGTAGTTACGTATCCTGCTTTAATTAATTTCTCAGCTATTTTAAATCCAGATATATGCCATGATCCATCGATAGCGACATACTTATCAAAAGGTTCACTTACAAATACTTTATCTTTATATTTTTTTAAAGTTTCTATCGTATAATGAGAAAAATCATGAGTTGTACCTTCGCCTAATACTGCAGCAATATAGAGACATTGTAATGATTCAAACTTTGCTGTCTCTCCTGTCGCACCCGCTCCTGCACCTTGACCACCAAATAATGGCGATTTACCAATCTGATTCGAAACTATTGTACCTCCAGATTTTAAATCAAAGGTAGTAGTTGAACCTGATGTAGAATCAGCTACATATTTTTTTATTGCATCTATATTTTTTTGTGTATTAGCAATATAAACGTCTTTTCCTTCAATATCGCTTACAGGATCTCCAGCCTTTATTGCATCAATAAAGACGTCAACTCGGCTCTCTCTTGATCCGCTAACAGGTTTACCCCATTCTGCCCTAGACATTTTTGCAAACGTAGCCATATTTACTCCAAGAAACTTATCTCTATTTATATAAAAAAAGGACGGCATAAAACCGTCCTAGGAGCCCAAGATGGGTGGGGAGAAAAAAGTGCTAGCGAGATGCCATGACCAACCATAAGTCCACTCGCCAGCTGGCGTTTAGTCACGTCTCTCATAAATGTATGCGTCAACTCTATCAGCATACTTGAGAGGCAATGACTGGTTGTACCGACGAACGCCTCGCCTATGACCACGTGCTTGAAGTTTGATATAGTACCGTTGGTACTTACCATCCTCTTTCAACATTCTGTTGCACTTAGATACAAAGGATCTAAGATCAGCAATTTGAGGATCTTGACGATCACTAAAAGTTGCTATATACGAATCAGATGTCCGGGTCGTGTACATTACGCTGCCTCCTGCATGTTGCATTCGGCTTGCATCTCTTGCTCAATGCGAGCTTCATTTATCATAAGGTCTGTGATAATCATATCCAACTCAATTTGAATGTCGTGTCGTGACATGCCAAATGTGTTTGAGCGACGAAGCAAACTGGATAGTTTGTTCTTCATTGTGATTGTATCTTGAATGTCATTTACTATAAGCATTTTTGATCTCCTTATCATGTAACCATACTACCACAGTTGGATGGTAATGTACATAAAAAAATGCGGCGTTAACCGCATTAATTTAAAGTGTGTTATTTATATTACAATAGTTAATTTAGTATTTTTTGAATATTTTTTAGTTGTGATTTAGGAAATGAAATAGTGATAGAAGGTAGTGGTAATGATAGTTGTGGATTAATAGAGATAAGTGTAGCGGAATGTTGTGATAAGAAATCGATTAGATTTGTTATGGTTGAGTTAGGGTCGATATCGAAAGTTTTTTGTATAGTCATATATTTCTCCTTTTTGACTGATATAACCTTTCTACCATACCTTTAAGAAGATGTACATAAAAAAATGCGACCGAAGCCGCATTAATTTAGAGTGTATCATTTATGTCACTAGAACTTACCGAGAAACTTTCCTATGTGACTAACAAACGGTAGTAACATGATTGCCATCATTAGATTCATTCCCGTATGCGCCATTGCAATTCGTAACGTATCGCCTTTTGGCATTCCATCAGATACAAAAAAGCCAGCTAACCAGATCGTACCGGTTGTTCCGATGTTTGCTCCGAGCACACACGCAATAGCAGCTGGCAGCGGTAACGCACCTGAAGCAACTAATGCAATGATCGCAGTGGTTGATAGTGATGACGATTGCCATAAGAGAGTCATGACTATTCCGCCAATAAACATGTATATAGGATTACCTAAAAAGAATTGCAGATGATCCATGTTACCCATCGACTTCATACCACCTGAGAATGTTTTGAGACCGATGTAAAAAATTACTAGTCCTACAAGAGCAGTGACTACAGGATTTCCAAGATCCATTTTGCTTACCTTTTTCCAGAGTTTAGATTTTGACATAGCGTTTCCTTAAAATAAAAAGGGCATGTACTATATACCCTTTTCTTTTATTTTTTGTGTAACGATTATATTAAGTTTTAGGCAGCTATCTTGTATGTTGTCCCATCTATTATAATTATTTTTGCCGGCATCTTTTCACGAGGTGGCCTATATGTTTTATCAACATGCTCAAAAAGAAATTGAAATGATTCATTTTTTGACCACATTGATTTTCCAACTGCTTCAACCCTATTGTAACTGAAGTCTTTTCCTGTAATTATAATCCTACATTTTTGACCCCATATATCTTCAAATACATAATCGGGCTTATTCGGTTTAACGATTTGGTATTTGCTTTCATCTTCAAATACAAAATCGGGCTTATCTGCTAGATATTCAAGAGCTTTTCTTATGTCTTTTTGCTCTTGCATAAAGCTATGCATTTTTAAATCGTGCGTTAAATTATAAGCATAGAAATGATTTTTACTATCCCAACCTTTGGCAAAATTACGAATTTTTTGTATTGCTTCTTCTCTTCGTTCTTTCCATGGCCTTTTGGGCTGTTCGTCATCTTTCTCGACGGTATTCATAATATATTTTTCCTTCTATCAATTTTAGGCAGCAGTGGCGTATGCCACTGCTTTTTCTGCCGCAGTTACTTTTTTGGCTTGATTGTAACCAAACCACTGATTGTGAAGACGATTCTCTGAGTTCCGTCCTTGTAAGTGATCAGTATAATACGTCACACTATTGAATGCTTGCCACCATGTACCTGCGGCAAACTGTGCACCTGGCTGAACCTCAAGAGCATCGTAACACATTTTAGCAGCTTTAGACATATCGTCATAAACCACAACCGGAGTTTTTTCCTCTTTACGAGATGTAGTTGGAAACACATCGTTGTAATATTGGATAAGAGACTCTGCGGTAACTTTACGAGAGCCTAAGAACTGAGCCATCTCTTTGTACTTAGCAAACTTTTCAGAAGCAAGACCAAGAGTTTCTTTTACAGTATCAGCATCGAATGCTGTACGGTGACCAACTTTGACAGAATTCTTTGAAGCAGACTGTAAAGAGAAAGTCAATGTGTTATTACATACAACACGAATTGGAGTAAACCGTACGTCTACTGCTTTTCCATACTGATGTGGATTTGAGAAGAGAAGATATGAGTCAACACGATCTTCACCGAACACATCAAAAGACTCTTTGACTTTTGCCAAAGCCCACACATTACGACCTTCTTTCAAAGATCCTGCTGTATGCATTTCCATATCACCAGCAGCAACAAACTCTGAGAAGAAAGTAAATGCTTCTTCGTTCTGTACTGGTTTCCAATCTTTACCTGTAACGTCAAGCAAAGTATTGTCCGAGGTTCTGACAAGAGCAACCTTGTCGTTGATCTCGATACCAGTTTCGGTAACGATTTTTTGCTGTTCGACTTCCCAGTCGACTCCAGCTTTTTGCATCATTTGCAATGGTGTTAATTCATTGCTAACTTCTGTTCCAAGACCGTGCCATGGAAGCTCACCTGCGTA